GAACTAAACGAAGCAAAGAAGCACGAAGCAATTCGCAAGATTTGTGAAGGTCTAACCGAAGTACAAATCGGCAAAATGAAATCGCTCGCAGAGGGCGTGGAGTTCACCACAGAGGGTGAGTTTAATAATAAACTCGCAGTTATTCGCGAGAACTACTTCCCAGTTAATAAAGTGAAAAGTGAGGTAAAGGTTGCTGAAGAGACGTCAGAAGCACAACCTGAAGTAGAAACACCTGCATATATGGATCGTTATGTTAAGGCAATTTCAAAAACACTACCAAAGTGAATTATAACTTAGAACGGAGAAATCTATCATGTATCTAAACGAAACACATGCAAAGAAGTGGGCTCCAGTTCTTGATCACCCAGAACTCCCAAAGATCAGCGATCCATACAAGCGCGCTGTGACTGCCCTAGTTCTCGAGAACCAAGAACGTGCCCTTCAAGAAGAAGCAGCCAATTATGGTCGTTTGTTCGAAGCAACACCAGTAAACGTTGCTCCAACATCACCATCTTCAGGCAATATCCAAGGCTTCGACCCAATCCTAATCGGATTGGTACGTCGTGCTCTTCCAAACCTAATGGCATATGATATCTGTGGCGTGCAGCCAATGACAGGTCCAACAGGACTTATCTTCGCAATGCGCACACGTTACTCAGCACCAGATGGCGCAGAAGCATTCTACAACGAAGCAAACACAGTGTTCGCAGGAACAAACGGCAATGGTACAGTTGCAAACGCAGTCGTATCACTCAGCCAGAACGTTGCTGCAATGACAATGGCAAACACTGGTACAGGCGATTCAACTGCAAACTTCGAAACGAAGAATATGGCAAATATGGCGTTCTCAATCGAGCGCGTATCTGTCACAGCAAAGACACGTGGTCTACAAGCATCCTACACAATGGAACTTGCACAAGACCTCAAGGCAATTCACGGTCTAGACGCAGAAACAGAATTGACAAATATTTTGTCAACAGAAATTCTTGCAGAAATCAACCGCGAAGTTGTTCGTACAGTCTATGCTACAGCAAACGTTGGTATCACAGGTGCTGCTACAGCAGCAATGAACCTATCGTCTTCAGACGCAACACTTGGTACATCAGGTCGCTGGCAGGTTGAGAAGTACAAGTCACTTCTATTCCGCATCGAACAAGCTGCTAACAAGATCGCGAAGGATACACGTCGTGGTAAGGGCAATCTCCTCATCGTTTCAACCGATGTGGCATCAGCTCTCGCAATGACAGGTCTTCTTGACTATAACTCAGCACTATCAAACAACACCAACCTAACTGTTGACGATACAGGCAATACCTTCGCAGGTACGCTATTCGGACGCATTAAGGTCTATGTTGATCCATATTCTGTAGCAAGTTCAGACTATGTCGTAGTCGGATACAAGGGCAGCTCACCATATGACGCTGGCTTGTTCTACTGCCCATACGTTCCTCTACAGATGGTACGTGCTATCGACCCAGACAACTACCAGCCAAAGGTTGGATTCAAGACTCGCTACGGCATGGTCGCAAATCCATTCGCACAAGGCTCAGGAAGCGGTACAATCGCATCAGGCGAGAACTACTACTACCGTAAGTTTGCTGTGTTGAACATCAACCAATAATAATTTGCCAAATTAAAAATAATAATAAGGCAATGTGACTAAGAGGGGAGACGAAAGTCTCCCCTTTTTTTATACTAAATAAATTTAGAACAGTTCAGTTTACGGAATTTTCATGACAGCGCTAAATCGAAATCCATCAAATATAGATTTGCTACAAAGCACAAAATTTCGTGTTACATTTACTAGATTACCTGGACTCACGTATTTTTGCAATAGCGTAAATTTGCCTGGGATTTCATTAACAGAAATTCCAATGCCTACTCCATTTGTAGACTTGTATTTGCCTGGAGAAAAGGCAGTATATGATACGTTTAATCTTACATTTTTAGTTGATGAAAATCTTCGCGGATGGACTGAAATTCATGACTGGATTAGAGGCGCAACGTTCCCAACAAATTTCGAAGAGTATGTAAATCTTGCGCGTACAAATCCATCACCAAATATTCGTGCAATTCAAACACGTCCACCAGTCTATACTGACGCCACACTAACAATTTATTCTAGCAAAAACAATCCAAATTTTAGAGTAAAATTTATTGACGTATTCCCAACTACAGTTGGATCGCTTTTGTTCTCAGCAAGCGATAGCGCAGAAAACATCATTACTGCAGATGTCACATTCAGATTCTCATACTATAACTATGAGAGACTTAAAGAAGTTGGTGTTGCTGAACCTGGTGCCGCTTAACGCTCGACATAGTCTATTATATAGAAGCATTAGTTTATAGTCAATTTATTGCATTGACTTGCTTTATGAGGCAACATATAGTATATTAATCGTTTGATTAACTATCTTATTTGTTTATGGCAATCGAAACACCTCCTCTTGAAAAGATTATTGAACAATGGGAAAAGGACTCAGACGTTGATGCGACTGAGCCTGGTAAAGAGATTATTCGCATTCCATTGCTTCACAACAAGTATAACAAATATTTGTCACTGCATAATCTATCTGCAAAGAAAGCAGCAATAGAATATGATCGCATGAAAAAACTCAAATGGATGTACTACAATGGCAAACTAGACCAAGAAGAATTAGATAAACTTGGTTGGGAACCATTCAGATTTACATTGAAGTCAGATATACAAGTTTATCTTGATGGCGATGATGACCTCAATAAACTCAAAAGAAAAAAATCCTATCACGAAGAAACAGCCAAGTTTTGTGAAAACGTTATGAAAGAACTCAATGCAAGAACATATCAATTGCGTGCATACATGGATTGGGAGAAGTTCATACAGGGTGCAAGATAATGGGAATTATAAAAGAAATTAGAGAAGAATCTAAATTTACTAAAATGCCATTTGGTAAGTATAGGGGATATTTCATAAAAGACATTCCTATTGGTTATTTGGAGTGGGCTAAAGATCAGTTAAGTGATGAGGGTTTGCGCTGGATGTGCAGAATTGAATATGAGAGAAGAACATTAAAAAATAATGTGCGACGTAAAGATAGAAAAAGTAAATAACATTTATGTACAGGTAAATGCTGATGATGGTATCTTGCAAGAGATGTCAGAATTTTTTACATTCTCGACTCCAGGCTATCAATTTTCACCAGCATTTAAAAATAAATACTGGGACGGAAAGATTCGACTGTTAAATCTAAATACAAGGCAAATCTATCTTGGTCTTGTACCGTATATTAAAAAGTTTTGCAAGGACAGCAATTATACCTGCGAGTATATCGATGAAGAAAAGGAAATCTACCCGATTGACACGAAAAATTTGGCAAGTGCTTTATCACTTCCAATGGAGCCGAGAGATTATCAGTATCTCGCTTCTAGCGTCGGACTTACGAAGAAAAGAACTGTACTCATTTCACCTACAGCGTCAGGAAAATCATTAATCATCTATATGATGATTCGCCACCTGTTGAACACAGGTAAGAAGCGCGGATTGCTGATTGTCCCTACGATCAATCTCGTCACTCAGATGCATAGTGACTTCAAGAACTACTCATCTGTCAATGGATGGGATGTAGAGAAATACTGTCAGAAGATTTATGGTGGCGAGAGCAAGATACCTGATAGCGATCTTGTAATATCAACTTGGCAATCAATCTACGAGATGCCAAAGAAATACTTTGCGCAGTTTGATTTTATCATCGGTGACGAAGCACATACATTCAAAGCCAAGTCACTGACTTCTATCATGACCAAACTCATCAACTGTGATGTGCGTATTGGCACGACAGGTACACTTGATGATAGCAAAGTAAATAAGTTAGTTCTTGAAGGATTGTTTGGTCCAACGTTCAAAGTTATTTCCACCAAAGAACTCATTGAACGTAAACAACTCGCAAATTTTAATATCAAGTGTATAGTGTTAAAATATCCTGAGATAGTTTGTAAAACGATCAAAGGATTTGCTTATCCAGACGAGATGAATTTTTTGACTCAACACGAAGGTCGAAATCGTTTTATCACTGATCTTGCACTAAACCTTAAAGGTAATAGTTTAGTTTTATTTACTTATGTAGAAAAACACGGTAAACTATTATATGAATGGATAACTGAAAAAGCAAATGGTCGAAAGGTATTCTTTATTCATGGTGGAGTTGAAGCAGAAGATCGCGAAGCAGTGAGACATATCACTGAACAAGAAAACGATGCGATTATTGTAGCGAGTTATGGAACGTTCTCAACGGGCGTTAATATCCGTAACCTACATAATATTATATTCTCTTCACCAACAAAGAGTAAAATTCGAGCATTGCAGTCTATCGGTCGTGTATTGCGTCTAGGTGAAAACAAAGAAGCAGCCACGTTGTACGATATCGCTGATGATCTGCGTTATGGACCTCATACAAATTTTACATTGAAACATTATGAGGAAAGAGTGAAGATCTATAGCGAAGAGAAATTTCCTTTCACAACCATCAACGTAAGGATAAATTAATGTCAGAAGAATCAGAAGAATACAAACCAAAGGGTGAATTGCGATTTATTCGCTTCCGCTCTATGCCTGACGATATCATTGGATATGTAACATACAAACAAGATTACATTACAGTAGAGTTGCCATTACGAATTGAGATTGAAACTATTTTTGATGAAGGTCGACAAATTCTTGCTATGCAAGAATATCTTCCTCAATCAGTTGTCAATATTAAAGAAGTAGAATTTTACATGGAAGAAGTATTATTTGCAACTCCTGTTAAACCAGAATTCGTTGAGCAATATGAATATGTTGCTGACTTCTTCTATAATAATGAGCATAAACTAAAAGATATTAAGAAAAAACGAACAATGACTACAGACCCTACACAAGAAAATGTAGATAAAGTTGTTTCTATACTAGAAGCATTACAATCAAAGAAGGACAAACCAGTACACTAATATGGCAAAAAATCACTATATCAATAACAAAGATTTCCTGAAGGAAATGACTGCATATCGCACAGCCATTCGCAAGGCAAAGAGGCTCGGTCAACCGAAACCACAAATTCCTCGGTATGTTGCTGAGTGCTTTATGAAGATTGCTGAAAACCTTTCACACAAACCTAATTTTTTGTCATATACTTTTAGGGACGAAATGATTGCTGACGCAATCGAAAATTGTGTCATGTATGTCGATAATTTTGACCCAGCAAAATCTAGCAATCCATTTGCTTATTTCACTCAAATAGTATATTATGCATTCTTACGTCGCATTCAGAAAGAAAAAAAGCAACTGTATGTAAAGTACAAGTCTACAGAAACTGCTGGTATTCTTGATGAGTATGAACTCAATGAAAACGAAGATGGTACTTTTAGGCAGTTTGAGTTGTACGAAAACATTTCAGAGTTTATTGTCAACTATGAAAATGCTCGGAAACAAAAGAAGGCGAAGCGCGAAGGATTGGAGAAATTTGTAGATGAAGATAGCAATATTGGGTGATACTCATTTTGGTATGAGAGGTGACTCGATCGCCTTTCATAATCATTATCGTGAGTTTTATACTAAACACTTTTTCCCATATTTGGTGCAAAATGGAATTACCACCATCTTTCAGTTGGGTGACTTGTTTGATCGTCGCAAGTACATCTCTTTTCAGTCTCTTGCTCTTTGCCGCAAGTATTTTTTTGATGAATTACTTCGGCATGATTTAGAGATGCATACGTTGCTCGGCAACCATGACATCACATTCAAGAATACACTTGAAGTTAATTCTCCAGAGTTACTGCTCAAAGACTATCCAAATGTTGTAGTTTACAACGAACCAACTTCATGGCAAGGAATTGATATTATTCCTTGGATCTGTAAAGATAACGAAGCAGAAATTTTAGACTTTATCAAACGCAGCACCAATCATGTTTGCTTTGGTCATTTTGAACTGCAGGGGTTTGAAATGGATCGCGGGAATATTTGCCATGAAGGCATGGATCCTGCTACGCTACAAAAATATGATCTAGTAATGTCAGGACATTTTCACCACAAGAGCAACAGTGGCAGCATTGTATATGTTGGTACTCCAGGGGAAATGACTTGGGCTGACTATAACGATGAGCGTGGGTTTCATGTTTTTGATACTGAAACTCGCGACTTAGAATTTATTCAAAATCCATTGAAAATGTTTTATAAAATTCAATACAATGATGATGAGTTATACTACAATGATTTGATAGATGCTGACTATTCTCACCTCGCAAGCAAATATGTTAAAATTGTTGTAGAGAAGCGTAATAATTCATTCTTGTTTGATACTCTATTAGACACTTTGGCGAAAGTAAATCCATTAGAAGTATCTGTTGTTGAAGACTTCTCTGAAATTACTGATAACGTTGAGGTCGATATTGATCAGGCTGAAGACACAATGACAATTTTAAACAAATATGTTGATGGGTTGACATTGCCAGTAGAATCAGATAAAATAAAGACTGTTCTGCGTGATGTGTATACTCAAGCATTGTCTATGGAGACTGTGTGATATTCTTTTCTAAAGTTCGATACAAGAACTTTTTATCAACTGGAAACATATTCACTGAGATTAATCTCGGCGAACACTCAACCACACTTATTGTTGGTGAGAATGGTGCAGGCAAATCAACATTCCTAGACGCTATCACATTTAGTCTTTTCGGTAAGCCATTTCGTAATATTAACAAACCACAACTTGTAAACTCAATCAACGAAAAAGATTGTATTGTTGAAATAGAATTCACAATTGGTAAAATAAATTACAAAGTTGTTCGTGGAATCAAACCAAATATATTTGAGATTTACGTTGACGGTGATTTGTTAAATCAAGACGCCAAGTCTAAAGATTATCAGGATTATCTTGAGAAAGTAATTCTTAAGATGAACTACAAGTCATTCACACAGATAGTAATTCTAGGGTCAACCAATTTTACTCCATTTATGCAGTTGTCTGCTGCTGATCGTAGAACAGTTATTGAAGATCTACTAGATATTCAAATCTTTAGTTCTATGAATGTGATTGTAAAGAATAAACTGCATACTCTAAAAGACGAAGCAACACAACTAAAGATTCAAATTGATAACACCAAAGATAAAATTGATCTGCACAAGAAACATCTAGACGAACTAAAGAAAAACACAAAAGAAATTGTTGATGCAAAGAAACAAGAAATTGAAGAGAATCGTACTTCATTGCATCAGTTACAAGTTGAAGGAAGTCAAAAAGAAAAGCAAATCGATGATCTAGTTTTTCAAGTATCAGATGAAGAGTTTACAACAAAGCGTTTTAATAAACTAAACAATCTTGAAGCCAAGATCGAAGGGAATATCCAGAAACTCGAGAAAGATATCGAGTTCTATTCTGTAAATTCGACTTGTCCAACCTGCGATCAGGCTATCAATAATAAAGAAGAAAAAGTCCACACATGCAACAGTAAAATTACAGAACTGAGTAAAGGATTAAAGAAACTAAAGGAAGAAAACGATGCCGTTCTACAGCGAATCAATACCATCAAAGCAACTCAAAAAGAACTCAAAACTTTTGAACAAGATCTTGTGCGGATCAATACTTCTCGTAGCCAAATTGGAAAATACATTAAGAAACTTGCTGACGAGATTACAGAAATAGAAAACAAACCAGCCATGAGCGATGAGTTCAAAGCGCAATCAAAAGAGTTACTCAACGCATTACAAACATTCAACGAAAAAAGAAAAACGGTATCTGAACAAACACAACATTATGATATTGTCGCGCAGTTGCTTAAAGATGGCGGGATTAAGTCGAAAATCATTAAGCAGTACGTTCCAGTTATAAACAAACTGGTGAATAAGTATTTGGCTGCGATGGACTTCTTTGTCAACTTCAACATTGACGAGGAGTTCAAGGAGACCATCAAGTCTCGTCACCGAGATGATTTCAGTTAT